GACGGAACGTGGTCTGCCGCTGGCGGCGGATTCCTCGGTCTTGTCGTCTACACGGCAGACGGCACTTATACCCGTGGTGGAACATCAAACGGCACCTCTGGCGATCAAGGAAGCGCTAGCGTTACGAAGGTGATTATCCACGCAATCGGAGCGGGTGGTTCTGGTGGTGGAGGCTACAGTAGCACCTACTGGGGGCAAGCGGGGGGAGGTGGAGCGTACTTTATCAAAAGCCTAGTTGTGTCGGGAATCACTAGTGCAACGATCACAATCGGCACAGCGGGTGCGGCCGTTGGTCAAACCACAGCGGGCAGTACCGGAGGCAACACGATCTGGTCAGATGGGACAAACACGCTGACGGCTAACGGTGGTGCTGGCGGAGATCGCGGATACAACAATGGACATGGATCAGGGGCTGGAACTGGCGGCACGACAAGTTCCGGCGATGTCAATTTCACTGGGTCACGGGGAACCGACGGGTCAGCTGGCGGAACAATCCCCGGCATTCCAATGGGTGGATGGGGATTTTCCCCATACGATTACGCGACGGCTAATAATCGGGTTTCTACAGGTTACGGATACGGTGGCTGGACTGCAAATACTTCACCTTGGTCTTATGTGGGAGGTGGAGGTTTGATGGTCATCGAGGAATACGCATGACAACAGGTTACGCACACATTAAAGATGGCAAGGTCATCAACATCAGCAATTGGGATGGTGTTACTCCATATAATCCCGGCGACGGTGTGACGATGGTTCTTGCGGATGCAAACACACGCATCGGCGGAACATATGACGGATCGTTCCATTACGTTGAACCTACTCCCCCTGAGCCAACAGCAGAGCAGGTCGCTTCTGCCGAAGCACGGCAAGGTGCTGTCACGAAATTGAAAGCACTTGGTCTTAACGATGCCGAAGCCGCGGCAATTGTAGGAGCGGTGTAATGCCACTCATCGGTAACGCAATTACCCAAAACAGATTCCCGTCTGTTGCGTACACGGCAACGGCAGGACAAACAACATTCCCATCATCTGGCGCACTGCCTGAGACGTCTGTGAATTCGGCGGCGGCAATCGTGACCGTGAATGGTTTGCGGATGCATACAGATGCTTACTCCATAGGCACGACACTGGTCTTCACCGAAGGGCTGACCGTTGGCGATGCGGTCGAGGTTGTGTGGCTGGGTCTGAAGTCAGTCACCAATGTGCTGACGGCTAACCCCGTGATCGACACCGAAGGAAATTATTTTGAAAACTACGCCTCGATCACTTCCAATCTCACGACGGCAGTTAATTCAAACAACCAAGGGTTAATCGGACCCATAACAGTAACAGCGGATTGGACTGTCGCTGGTGACATCACAATCTTCTGAGGCTTAAATCATGGCAAGCACAATCAAAGTTAATTCAATTACCGCGCAGTCGGGCACGGACGTAACCGTACCGACAGGGTACAAACTAAAAGTCGCTGATGCTGGCGAGTTGTACATCGGCGGCACGGCAATCACGACAGGGGCGTTAGGCACTCTCAGCAAGACCGGAGCATACGACATTCAACCCAGCGACTACACAGGCAAGTCGGTTCTGACAGTGTTCGTCAATGTCTCTGCGGGCACCAGCACCGGATCAGACATCAAATTACCCACTGCCGCCAACTTCGCTACCTGTTCGATCAATGTTGTCTCTACTCATGCACACGGTGCAGGGAATAGCGTTGTCGTAAAAGACAACTCTGGCGTAGAGCTTTATACGCTGTACCACAAGGGCGATCACGTTGAAATTCAGTCAGACGGGACTGATGTTTTCAGAACTGGCAATGAGTTTGCAACTATCCGAGGTGAGGTGGTTCTCACAACTGGCGTTGCCGCCGCCGCCACCGCGATGACAGACATATGGGATGTTGCCGGTTCTAGCAATTATACGGTTACGCAAGTGGGTGGGGGATGGAGTACCACGACAGATGACTTTAACGCCCCCCACGCGGGTCTGTATTACTTTGGTGGGTTTTATGCTGGCACGACAGGGCAGTACAACATGGGTTGGAATCACCACGATGGTTCGGCATTTATCACTTCAAATTCCACCAGACATGCACCTAATGGAATCAGCTCAGATGGAATCATGAGGAACATGGCGGCGGCAGATAAAAATATTTGGTACGGGAGTAACCATTCAAGCGCAACAACGGCATTGGGTGCGGCATCCGGTGGTGATAGATGTAGCGCTTACTTCTACATGATTCGTCGGTATTAAAAATGGTCAACGAAGATTTGGGAGTAGCCGTTACTGCATACGTTGTGCAGTCTTTTGGCGAAGATCAAAGGAATGTAGGTTACTGGGTGTTTGCAGAGAGAAATGGATTGCGGTTGCAATGGGATCGAGCAGAGGAAATACCAACTGACGAACAATTAGAAACCGCTCTCTACAGAGCAAATTGGGATGAGGTTAGGAAGCAGCGCAATGCGTTACTGGTTGAAACAGATTGGTACGCTAATACTGACGTAACTATGTCAGATGAAATGAGAACCTACCGACAAGCCCTACGCGATCTACCAGCAAGTTGCGAAAACTCAGCCGACGTTGTGTTCCCAACCCCACCGGAGTAAGCGATGGCACTGACAAAATTAAAATCAAGCGGGATCGCTGATGGTGCGGTGACTGCGACAGACATTGCCGACGAAACAATCACGGTTGGAAAGATCAGCGGCAATGCGGCGGCGAGTGCTGA